CCGGCTGACCGGCCGAGGCGGCAACGAATTTGGTCTCGACGTTTGAAGCCGTCGAAATGGTCTGCGAATTGACGACGGTGTTATTCGAAACCACCATCGTGCCGCCGCTGCCTCCGCTGCCGGTAACATTGGCCGTGATAACCGTGCCCGCGACAACCGAACCCGTCGCGTTCAAGGTCTGCCCAACCGTAAACACTGGCGTCGTGGTCAGCGTGCCGATGGTCAGAAGGCCATACGTCCCAGAGATCGTTTCGGAAACGACGTTCTTTTGCTGACTGACCGAGAGCAGATAAGTCCCAACGCCGCCGGTTGTCCCGGTAAGCTGGGATGCGATCTGGGTGCCCGTGGTGATATTGGTTCCTGAGATCGTGGCGCCGGGATAGACCGTGCCAGAACCGACCGCCGAAACCGTCAGGATGTCTTCTGCAATTGACCCGGTGACAGAGAACGTTTCGGCCGCGATAGACGACCCAGTGGCGGATGCGCCCGTGGTTGGGGTTGCGGTCGCCGCGAAGCTGACGGCGCCCGTTCCGAAAGTCGCATAGGCTTTCTGGCCAACCTGGGCTTCTGTGGTTCCGTTATTGATGACCCAGAAGTCGCCTTGGTTCGCCAAGGCGACGGGGAGACCGGCCGGAATGACAAGTGTGGCATCCGAGAGGAATACCGTGTTGAGGGCCTGGGTGTCATTGTAGACGAGCCCCGCCGTATTGCCGGACCCGCGCGCCTGGGTGGCGATCTGGTTCGTTCCGTTCGGGTCGGTTGGTGCAATCGCCCATGCGAAATAGCCAACCGCAACACCGGCCGTATCGGCGACCAAGCCGCCAGGACCCGCGTCATAAGTCGCCATCGGATTTTGAGACGCACGGTCACCGGCAACACCTTGTGCCGGCTGATTGTAGATTTGCTGCTGCCACCCTCCCGACATGGGATTCTCCTATGTGTTCAAAATTACCAAAGCCGATGGTGGCCGATTAAGCGTTGCCGATACGGGCCGCGCCGGGAAAGCGTTTCGAGAAGTCGTCCAGACCCGAGAAATCATCCCCGGTGATCTGGCCGTCATAAACCGGAGCCTGACGAGCGCCCGCGACCGGCTGCATTTTGATGAGCGTCGGAAGGGCGGAAGCATGGATGTTTTCGGCATCCTCGATCCCAAGCGATGCAGCACCGGCCCGGAGAAGCTTTTCCTTGCTGTCCAGAGCCATCGGTAGCTCGCCGCAATAAGGACGGAGAAAAGCGCGGGTTTCAGCGCATTCGGTAGCGCCCTTGCGAACCTGATTGACCGCCGCGGTGATGGCCCGGTTCATGTCGTCTTCGGTGATCATCTTGCCGTCCATCGCGGTTCCCTTGTCTCGTGCGCCCCTGCCGTCGCGAGCCGCTTTGTCCTTCGCGGCCTTATCCTTGGTGGCCTTGTCTTTCGCCGCTTCCTTGCGGCGCTTTTCCTCGGCGTCGGCATCTTCGTCTTCAGTCGAGATATCTTCGTCGTCATCTTCGTCGAGCGCGCCGCCATTGGGCTCTTCGTCACAAGCCGCCTTGGGCATCATGTCCATGACCTCGGAAATATCGTCTTCCGACATGCCCTTGGACTTGAGCATTTCCTTCATGCCGCTTTCGTCGAAAGCTTTCGGCTTTCCGGAATCGTTCGCTTTCTTGGCGGGGGCGAGATTGGACTTGCCCTTCGCGGCAGCCTCCATCTCTTTCTCTTCCTCGCCCGAAACTGCCGCATCGAGCGTCTTGGGCTCTTCGGCATGGTCGAAATGGTCAAGCATTTTGGCGAGGTGTTCGACCGAAGCATCGCCGACGACCGTCTTGCCCTTAATCGCCCGCTTCATGTCGGAAATGATCGTGGTCTTGCGGCCTTTGAAATTCGAGGAATTCAGACCCTTGAAAATCGGCTTGTAATCGACTTTCGCATCCATCGCCAAAAGCGGATTGACCGCGCGCGCGGCGGTGGTGACGAGAAGATATTCGAGGCGGGTCGGCTTCATCTCTTGCTCCTGTATGTGTCGCGCTTTCCCGGCATCCAAGGCCTGGTCGCTAACGATGACGTCATGGCCGGACCGGCCTTCTTCCACAATAGCGACATGGTTGCCGCGAATATTTCTCATAGAGCCGTCGAAAGGCTTACCATCGAATTGCCCCGGTGTCATATCGGGGTCGTAGTAATAGCCTGGTGACAGTTCTTGGCGTTCTTTGGATTCGATATAGTCAATGCCTTTTTGGGTCCAAACGAAGAGACTGTTCTTGAGGTAGGGCGCCTCGTACCGGGCTTCGCTGCCCGTGGTCCCCACGATATCCCACATTTGATGATCGTCGGCTTTGACCCCGATATGGCGTTGCAAGAGCTGGATGCCGTTAAAGGTGGCCGCGGCCTTTTCCAGTTCTTCGCCAGGGCAATATATCTGATAGACAGTTTCGGGGTCTAATTTAAGAGCTTCGTATCCGGGAATCTCGCTTCCCTTGTAGGGCCGGATTTGCTCTTTGCTGATATTGGCGACCTTGACGCACATCCGGCCGTCTTCATCAAAGACGCGGGCCGATCGATCGAAGGTAAGTCCAATGGCTTGATCTCCGATAACAAGACCATCCTCCGCGGCATCTGGCGGGAAGATCGAGGCGAGCGCTTTGGCAAGGCCGGGATGCAACGGCTCCGGTGGCTCGGTCAAGGAAGCCCAGACATACTCTTCACTTTCCTCGTTGAGCATCGGATCGAAGCGATTTTCGATGTCAAACCGGAAAGTGGCGAAGTCCACCCCCTCGGATTTCTCACGATGGATGGGATCAATATCGCTTGGAATCAGGCCGGTTTCTTCGCCAGCCTCCCGCCGCGCAGCCTTGGCGAAGTTCTCGCCCTTCTCGACCTTGCCGGCCGGGATGGACCATTCGCCCGCATGGTCGGCACCTTTACGCTTGATAAAGAGACCGTCGCCCTCGGATGTTACAAAAAGCACCCCAGCCGCTTCGATGCTTTTATCCGCCGTGGCCTTACGGCGCGCCCCGGCGGGTATCCCAGCATTTGGCGCGGTGGAAAGGGGAAGCGGGGTCATCAGTGCTTCCGGAGGCTTGGCGGTTCGAGGCCGCTCAATGAAACGCTGGCATTTCGAATCAATTGGGACAGTTCGTTCTGACGGCATTGGTCGAGGCGCCCATTCGCGGCGGCCTCGACCTCATCATCGTTCGATCCAATCGCATGGGAACACGTCCAGAAAAATCCCGACGGCCAATCGGCAATCTGCCCAGAAGTCATCTGTGCGGGAGGATATGGGACGATGTCCGGACCAATTTTCATAAACGAGCTTTAACACGACTTTTAAAGCGCGTCATCTGGACCGGTTTTGGCCCCCATTTCGGTAAGCATTTGTTTCTTCGCCCTAAGGATTACTTCGATCCTAATCGGATTGGGAACATCTGTAACCGTCCCATCCAAGTAGGATTCCGCCACCGCCGATCTATTCAAGATTTTTAATTTCTCATCGGCAACATACTGATCGAACACAGCCTTATCAGGGGCGGCGTCACGAAACTGAATAACCTCGTTCAATTTTAAACGGCTATTCTCGCACAATTCATTCAGGTGCTCACCGTAGCGTCTGCCGATTGTTTTTTGCCAATCAGCGTCTGATCCTTCGGCAAGCACCTGCTTTAGGATGGCGCGAGAGATATCGTTAAACACCGCATTATTGAACATAGAGGAACTTCCTTATCGGCGGCGCTTTGAAACTGCGACGGGGACACCCACCCCAAAATCTCCGTTTCCGTCCATAACGGGATGCCTGCCGCTTTCAGGGATGAATGTCCCATCAGCTTTCAAGGTCCCGCGCGTCTTGAACTTGATTGACTTTGAATGACTCATTCGCGCATGAGCCTTGTTCGATCTCAGCCAAGCGTGTTGCGCCGCAGTTGGCGGAGGATTGCGGGGGTGCGCCGGCAACTTGAATTCGACGGGTTCATGTTTCATCTCGGGATCGACCACGGCCATCTCGATAGCGGCGGGCTCGGCATGCACTTCGGCGGCGGGTTCCATGGTTTCGTCCTGCATCACGAGAATCCTTTGATCAGCGGGCGCCATGTACACTGGCACCGAATGAGTTGGCCAGGCATGATCTTCATATCCACCTTCGGATCTGGATCATGCCATCCTGTTTTGATATTAAAGGTTTTCCCGTGGTTCGCCAAATGCGTTGGCCGCGGCTCTTTGCCGGCGTGAGAATGAAGCCAAATCCCTTCCTCAATTCCCAAATCCAACTCGCGAGCGCGACGAATCGCAGACGTCGCCTTGTTGTTTTGATCCAAGGCGATAAACTCAGCGCGCCGCCGCGTGACCCCGAACCGGTGTTGCAGTTCCTTGGTCAAATCGGATAGGTCGCGCCCGGCCACTACGCTGCGCATGACCAAGCCAGATACCTGAGTATGAAACTCGGAACCGATCGACTTAATCAGGCTGACGTTTTCGGCAATGGTAGCGTCTAAAATATCCCGAACCGGCGGTGTGATCTGGAATTTGACGCTATATCCGGCATCGCGAAGGATCTTGCGCAAAGCGGCATCGGAACGGCCGGATGCGGCCTTGGCGAACCATTTGGCGAGTTTTGGCGCCGCATCGTCCAGGCTCTTCTCCCATCGACCGAAAAGCTTGCGGAGAGCTCGCTTCAGGATTTCGGCCGGACTGGCATCTTGGGCCATCTCTGGAGGATTGGCGCGGTACTCGGCTTTGAGGAAATAGGCGTAGGATCTCGCCATCTCATCGACCAAGGCGAGAAGCTTGCGTTGATATTCCGCGGCGATCCCGGCATTCGGCCGCACGGCACGAAGGGCGATAGGCTTGCCGGTTTTATCGCGAACGCGCGCCATTAACGCCGCCGCAGATTGTAAGTCAGATCGTTCCGCCACGTCGGTTCGATGTCGGTGGTCAACTTGTGCCGGCAGACCTGAGACATAAATTCCGGCTTGACCGGAACGAGGCCGTTGACCCGGTGCATGATGAGAACCGGCATATTCGGGGAACGCCAATCGGGCCGGTCATCCTTATAAGCCGATCTCCGCCGCATCTCAGTTCTCCCGAACCATAAGAACGCCAACCTCGAAGCTGCCAACTTGAACCCCAAGCCGGACATCCTTCTTTTTCAGCTCGAACTCACCGTTGGGATGAAGCATGCCGGTACGGGTGTAATAGGCATTGCCTCCGGCTTGTGCCACGGCGCGATAACTTCGATTTTTATCGAGCCAACGCTTTTGATCTGGGGTCATAATCCGCTTTCCTCTGATTTAATAAGAGGGATGATCGATCCCGCCTTCTCACCCTTGAACTTACCCCGAACGTGCTTATGAAAGAACGATCCGATCGAGGATGCCTTGATCATCTCGGCATGGAGTTCTTCCGGCACATCGGCATAAATCCAGCGATCCCCGCTGTTGAACAGCACATGGCTTTGTTTGAGCGCCGAATCGTAGCCCATGGCCGTGATGTTTGAGGATCGAACCGGCTTCATTTCGAATGGCGTCACGGGATCGTCTGTCATGATTCGCCTTCTCCACTAGCAGGCGCGGGCTGTTGGCCCTCTTCCTTCTCGCCGGTTTCCTCTAAGGGGGCGTTGGGCCGGCCGCCTTCCGGTTCGAGTCCCAACTCCTCTTCCTGGAGAAGGTCCGGAATATCCTCTGGGTTTAGCCCTTCGAAACCAGAATCAGGATCGTTGGCGACCGCACGGCGTACCTCCTCCTGGGAAATAATACCGGCGTCCACATAGATGACGTGCCGCTCCGCGCGAAGTTTCCCAATTTCCTCTTTTTCCTTTGGCGTCTGCTCCTGGAGTTCGAGAAAATCGTAAGTAATGTCTGGATCTCGCTTGCCCCACAATGATATTTGCATGAAATCGTAAACGGTGGTCAGATTGTCGCGAAATAGTTGTTCTTGCGCGCCGTGGATCGTATCGTTGAAAGCTCGCATTTCACCTTCAGATGTGGCATTAAGACCTTGTGGTTGAATTCCAGTATACTTTACTAGGGGTATTCTTGCCACACTACACAAATGCTCCTGTGCCTGTGCTTGGAGTGAATCAAGACCAGAGAGCGAAGCCGAAACGTTTTTAAAATCCTCCGTCGCCTTATCGGTGATGAACAGGCCTTGATTATCCCGCATCATCAAAAACAGCATCATCCGGGCGATGACATCGCCATTGCCGCCACCCGAACCGCCCGGCATTGTCGTGGTCGATAGATTGGTCTGAAGGTTCATGACCGAAAACGCATGGATCATCTCGCCGACGCTCTCGCGAGTCCGAAGCCAAATATCGACGTAAGGCTGTGCCATCTGGGTCATGGACAATCCGCCGAAGGCATAGGCTGGCTTCAAGATGTCGGGAACCGGCCGGCCGATGAACGTCAACAATCGCGATTTGTGGATTTCACTCCCCATGACGTACCAGACCTCTGGATTGTACCAGGAGGGCACGAGCGGGTTTTGAGCGTTATAGGTCGTCGGGTAGCACCAGATCGGCTCGTTGCCAATGTCCGTTTTCTTCTCGGGATCATTGAGGCGATCGACATTGATGCCCTTGGTATCGAGCAAGAGATGAGCGATCCCGAAGAACGAATCTTGCGCCGCCGCCGCCTTGAAATTACTGCGGACCTTTAGTTCATTCTCGAAATCGACGAGTTCTTTAATCTTGGCCTCGATCTCCTTGTTTCGGGAATCGGTCCTGGCCTGATCGCCACGGCGTTTCGAGGCTAGATCGTCCTCATTGAACGGTTTCGGCTTGTCCTTGGTTTTGGTGCTTTCGTCCTGGACGCCGCGGAACTCCGTCCATTTGCGGACCATCTCCTCGGCCCGGATTTCACCAAATAGGCGGAACTCGGGGCGTTGCGCCAATTCGGAGAGATAGGGATATCCGAGAAATAAAAGGCGCTCAGATACCGCGTTGCCGAGAATGCCGCCTGCCTGCCAGGCTTGAGCCGCGAAACTGTTGTTTTGAACGAGGGCACTGTCTTGCGCCATGCGGAGGTTTTTGTCCTTCGGGGGCATCGCGCGTTCCGGAAATAGAAACCGGTGCTCGGTCTCCATTTTGAACGGATTCCATTCCTCTGTCCGCTGGCGGCTTCGCGCGCTCTTCTTTGCCTGATCCATGCTCATTTGCATCAGATTGGCGATGTCTTCCATGGATGGGCCGCGGCGAGGCTCGGCGGCGGCCCCAGCCGGTTTTGCTTGCGGCGCATGCGAGCTGCTTGGTCCAGCGGCGCGGCGCTTCTTCGGACCCGAGTTCGGCCGGGCTCCTCCCCATCCCCCAGCCATTAATTCAAGTCCTTTACGTCCAACCCGTTCGCGCGGGCTTCATCGACCGATTTCTGACCGGCGGCGAAACACACTGCGGCAACGGGGCAAAGGATCGCGCCCATATCGGTCTGTTGTTTCGCGGTGAGACCCATGGCGGCCATCTTGAGCGCGGCGCCGAGAAGAGACAATTTCATGGCACGGAAGGACTCGGGGCATGCCTGCGCCCAACGCGGGAAGTTCTTGGGATCAAGTGCCTCGTCAATCTTAGCGGTCGGATCATCTGCCATGGCGCGTTTCCTTGAACTTGAAATTAAAGTGGGCGGGTTTTTACGGCCTTCATGGGTGGCCCCAAGTGCCGTCCGGAACTTCCACCCGCCCGACCGCCGCGCGCACTTGAACTTGAAATTGTTCAAACGTCAATGGCGGCGGCGATGGGGAAGCGCGCCCGCCCGTTGGATCAGTTCTTGGTTGATGATGATCTGATTCGTAGTGCCCGGAGCGAAATCGATCATCACGGCATCGGCATAGTTCGGGGACGGCATCCCGCTCGGCTTCTTGTTGATAACCATCTTGCCAACGGCGTTCTGGGCATAAGTGGCTTGGCTCAATTCGGAGACAAGCTTTTGCCAATTCTTGGCCTTGGTCGAGATCGATAGGATTTCATCCGGATCGCACGCCTTGCCTTCCTTTACCCATCGATGCGTTTTCTGGATACGTTTGCGAAGCGACCACCACCCTTGCGCTTTGTGATTTGCGAAATAATCCTGGTTCGTGCGCCCCTTGTCGCCTTCATCAATCCCCGTAGTGCCCTCGACGATGCCCTCTGGGTCAGTCACGCCGGCCGAACCGCGCCATCCCTCCGCCTTATGAACGCGAGCCCCTAAGGAAAGACGCTTTTCGTTGATGACGCGCATGTCGCCGCGGACACCCGCCCCAAGCCCATCCTCATCGTAGCGAAATCCGTGATAGCCATGCTCGTCACAAATATTCA